GCTAAAGCTAAAGCTTTATCTCACTTTGCTTACAACAATTCTATATCAACAAAAATATTTGAAGCTACTAAACATTGGAATAATTTAAATAATGAGAGATAAATTAACAGAAGCAGTAGGCAAACCACATCTATCATATTCATCATTGAAGTATGCTCTAGGAGACATGCGTTTATGGGAAATGTACATGCGAGGTCAGCTTAAGAAAGAATCAGATGCGCTGACATTTGGAAGTCTATACGACATGATGCTGTTCGAACCAGAGAAAGTAAATGATCAATTTTATAATTTGGATGATAGCGATATCATCGCCGATATTGGTGGTAAGTACCCTAGGAATACTAAAAAATACAGAGAATGGAAGGCGCAAGTTGCTGAAGAGAACTCGGATAAGACGCTCATCAGCTCGGAGGATTGGAAGAAAGCGAGTGAGATGATCGAAAGACTTGAAGCTTGTGGACTGCTTAGTAGCTACTTATCAGGCAAGTATCAGGTAGAATTCAATGAAGATATTGATGGAGTACCTGTAAAAGGATTTCTTGATTGTTTAGGCGATGGATTTATAACAGATAGTAAGTCATCACGCAGCGTATCTAAGTTCCGTTATGATGTCAATAGTTTTAGCTATGACATACAAGCTTATATATATACCAGTGTGTTTGGGATTAAGGATTACTACTGGGTCGTCCAAGAGAAAGCTTACCCATTCTACCCTGCCTTAGTTAAATGCTCTGACGAGACATTATTTAAAGGCGAAATGAAGTTTAATCAAGCTGTAGGTAACATTAAACAATGGTTAACCGAAGGCTCACCAACACAAAACCACTATGCAGAATTCATTGTATAAAAAAAGAACTACAAAACAGAAACTATTCAGATTTGCATGTTACGCAATATCTTTTTATTTATTTCATATACTATTTACTAATTTTATTTTATCATGAGTGATTCAAAACAACACGATTCAGTACTAATTGGGTACTGTGAAGAGCCTCGTTATTACGAAGGTCAACTTTCAAGCTGGTCTGTAAAGATTAAAGAAGCAGATCTAAGAGAGGTACTAGATAAGTACATTACTTCTAAGAATGCTGAAGGGCATGGAGGTAACGCATACTTCAAATTGTTTATTGCGCAGTCTGGCAAGCCATGTTGCAGCGTATACGACGAGAATAGCGAAGGAGCGAAAGCTAAGAAAGCTGCTAGAAAAGCAAAGCAAGAGGCAGCTACGGATGGAGTCCCATTCTAAACCTATGATTAAACATATGCACGTTCGTGTCGCCTTCAAGAAACGGAAGGTTGTACACGAGCGTCGTGTATGGATTGTAACGGTGTTTGATACACCGTCAGACATAGTTAAATATGATGCAAAAACTATGCACCGCCTTCGTGAAAAGTATTTTACACCAAAGGCCAAAAATAAAGATATAATTATTCGTGAGATACTAGAGATAGTAGAGTTATCACGATCACAAGTCAGCTTAGATGAACACAAACGAAAAGTTAACGAACAAATGCAACGAGCTTATGAATCTTCTAATTAAGAAGAATGAAGCTTATGGAGATTCAGTGCTGAACCCAGCAAATATATTTTCTAAACTTGATTCTGTAGAGGCTATTAAGATAAGACTTGACGATAAGTTAAAGAGAATAGCTAACGTGGGGGTTAGTGATGAAACCGAAGACACACTGATGGACTGTGCAGGATACATGGTTCTACTAATGATCGCAATAGACAATGCAAGTAACAATATTCAAGAACATATACGAGAAGGAAGCACCGCATCACATACAACTAGAAACAGCATTGAAGAGGATCCAGTCGGGGAAGTCTGGTACTCTAATAAAACAAGTACGTGACGGGAAGAAGGATAAAAAGAAAAGACTTCCGATTGTATGCTTTAGTGGAGAGTTTTCTAAACGATCTGACGAAGCGCTATTTGAACATAGTGGATATATTGTTCTTGATTTTGACCACGTTGACGTTGATGCAACTAAAAAAGCTTTAGCTACAGACGATTACATATATTCATGTTGGGTATCACCAAGTGGTAGCGGAGTAAAAGCTCTTGTTAAAATCACTAATCCTGAAAGGCACAGAGATCACTTCAGAGCGCTTGTAAAATACTTTGAGAAGCAGCATGGCCTTGAGGTAGATCAGTCTGGTATAAATGAATCTCGTGCCTGTTACGAATCATATGATCCAGACATCATCATAAAAGATGAGTATAAAAAATTTGGGGCGTTTACATCTGAGCTAGCTGAAGCGCAAGTGCCAGTCAATGAGGCGTACGATCATACAGATTATATGAAGTTAAATCTTGCTTGTCGTATGATACGTCAAGCACCAGATGGCGGCAAGCATAAAGCATTAGTCCAGGCGGCACGATTATGTGGTGGTTACATATCAGCAGGTAGACTAGAAGAAGAGGAGGCAGTAAGAGTACTGCTTCGTGAAATAAGCAAAAGAGATATCGAGTCTGAATCTTTAGCTAAACTGACAATAAGAGATGGCATTGAGTATGGTAAAGAGCTGCCCATTAAAGAAATCATTGATGAAGAGAAAGCAGCTAAGAGGGAGCTGTTAATTAATGATGGAGACATGTCGTTTATATCATCTGATGATGAGGACTTTAGATGGATAGATGATTATTCTCAAGGTAAGATAGAGTTGGGGTTATTGACTGGAGATACACAGTTAGATGAGTACTTCAGATATAAGAAGGAGTTTTTAATTATCAACGGACATAGCAATGTGGGAAAAACTACTACAGCTTTATACCTTATAGTAAACTCAGTAGTTAGACATGACTGGAAATGGATCATATACTCAAGCGAAAATAGAACCGCATCTGTAAAGATGAATATTATGCAGTTCGCTATGGATAGAAAGATTGGAGACATGACTTACTTTCAAAGGCGTGAGGCTTACAAGTGGGTTCAAGATCACTTTGTTGTAATAAATAACAATAATGTGTATAGCTATAGCGATTTGATAGTGTTTATGGAAAAGATTATGAGGCAGCAAGAGGTGGACGCTGTGTTTATAGATCCATACAACAGCTTAAAGCTTGACATGAAGAACTCTAGAATAGGTGTTCATGACTATCACTATGAAGCAGCAAGTGAGTTTCTTACATTTAGTAAAACAAACAATGTAGCTGTATGGCTAAACATGCACGCTGTTACTGAAGCTCAAAGACGTAAAGGTGCTGATGGTTTACCAGTAGCTCCTTATGCTGAAGATACAGAGGGAGGAGGCAAGTTTGTGAATAGAGCTGATTGCTTCATAACACTTCATCGAAAGGTTCAATCGCCAGATCATAGCATACGGAAGCTCAGTGAGTTACACATAAGAAAAGTTAGAGAAGTTGAGACTGGTGGTCAACCCACACCATTGGATGATCCTCATCAGTTTGTGATGAATCTTTCTCACACTGGATTCAATTCGTGGAAAACTCAAAAACCTCTGTTTAAAGCTATAACAATGCAAGAAGAGAAAACAATACCAATAAACTTTTCTTTTTTATCAACAAAAGTTGAATCAGAATAAAGTATATCGTAGATTACTTATGTGAAAAAGAGAACAAAGACCCCCAAAAAACGATCTGCCAGGAAAAAAAGCTTAGGGCGTTATGCCAGTTCAATAGAAAAATATTGTGCAACTCAGCTCAAAGAACATAAAATATCTTTTGATTATGAGGAGCATACGTTTGAATTGATGGAGAAATTCAACTATCCAAACAAGTATTTTAAAATGACTCCTAAACGTAAAGACATGGCAGATCGTACTGGGCGTGCAGTTCTCCCAATAAAATACACACCTGATTTTGTAGGGAAGGATCATAAGTGGATTATAGAAACAAAAGGCTACCTACCATCACATCATGACTTCTCGATGCGGTGGAAACTTTTTCTCCATTATTTAGTCGGCATTAAATCTGACTATGTATTATTTATTGCGAGGAATAGCAGTCAAGTTGATCAGGCTATTCAAGAAATAAAAAAATCAATCAGTGATGGAGAAATATAAGTTAAGCGAGTTGATATTCGATGCGTGTGATCGAATACATGAAGCTACTACAGATTTGTACGAACGCTTACACCCAGATGGTAACCCTAGATTTAAGCATGAAGATATAGAGTTATCTATAAAAAAATTTAGAGAATGGATCAACTTTGAGATAGACGCTATAAGGTCTGCTACTTCTGAATATAGAGATGAGCATAAAGATTAGTAGCGCTAGGAGATCTTTCTCTATGAAAACAGGGAGAGATGCTGAAATAAGATTTAAAAGAGCTGCTGAAGCTTTGGGTTTGTCAGTAACTAAATCTACCAGACAGGAAGATAAAGAACTACATGTAGACTACTGGATGGCTCTAGACGGTAAAGGTCATTGGGGTGTCGATGTTAAAGGAAACAATAGGCCTGATGAAATTTGGTGTGAGTTTAAAAATGTAGGTGGCAATCCTGGATGGATGTACGGGGAAGCTGTTGTTATAGCTTTTGATATGCCAGAAGCTGGTGGTTTTTGCATTGTTGATAGAGATGAGCTAGCATCTTATTGTGAAGAGAACGTTTCCGATGAGGCAGTAACACACAAGCGTAATGCTTACAAAAAGAAATACACTAGAAAAGATCGTAAGGATGTTATAACTATCTTGCATCTATCTGATATACAGACACTTGATTCGTATCGAGTGTGGGAATACTTTAATGATTACTCATGAGTTACAGAACAAACAAAACAACTAAGAAAAGAATTGATTCCTTGTTAAGTAAAAACGCTAGCTACCAAGCAGCAAACACTTGTGTTACAAATAGTAAGACAAAACGTGAAGAAATAAATAGATACTGTAGGGTAAACTTTATAAACCCAATCAAAGATATTGACGAAGAGTTTTACTCTAGAATAAAGTAAACTATCTTTTACCGCCGTGATATTCTACGGCATGACCTTCTTCTATTAGGGTGTTGTTTAGGTTCTTCATCGTAAGGGAGTCAGGACAGCAGAAGTCTATCTCCCCCAAACATCTACCGAACTTACCTACGCCATGCGATATAAGCTGAACTTCTGTAGCTGTATCTAACAGCTCAGCTACTCTTTGCTTTGCAGCTAACCCTCTTTTCTTTTCTTCGAGATCTCTAGTTCTAGATTCAGGAGTGTTGATCCCCATAAATCTCACACGCTTTTTTATTTTTACATCAAAGCCTAGATCTATATTAGCATCAATGGTGTCCCCATCAATAACTCTTAATACTTCTATGTTATAAGTGTACATTAGAAATCACTCATTATGATTTCATCCACTGCCTCTTGAACATCATCTTTTGTCGCCTCCATCTGCATCATTATATTGGCCTGAAATCTTTTTACTTCTTCCCCGTTGTTGAATACAACGATTGTTGGAACGACAATTATCTGATGTTCCTTTTGCATCTCTGGAGCAGACACAATGTCTACACGGGATGTTTTGCAGTCGTTTAATTTTTCTATCCATGCCACGCTATTAGGGGCGTTAAAGGTAGCATTAAATTCAACTACGCAAATACCTGAGTCTGGGATCTTCATTCCTAAAGACATCATAGCAAGTAAGCATATGTAAAGTAATCTCATTACTGAAGTTTATCTATTTTTTCTTCAATTCTATCAAGATCACCCTTAAGTTCTTTAACATCCTCTTGTGTGCTCATAATAGTTTGACGCACCAATTGATCTTTCATATCAAATTCCATACGTGTTATCTCTGGATCTGCAGGTTCAGGTAATTCTTTAGCTAAAGCTATGTCTGCTTGAAGAGCAAACCACATTCCTATAAGAGCTGCTAGCCCTGCTGCACCCATACCTATTGTTTTTAGGTCTAGTGTTACTTTAGTATCTTCTCCAATTTCTTTTGCCATTACAGTATTACATAGTTTAGTCCGACAGAAAAGTCATGCCATTCACGGTTCCAATACTTATTGTATTTACCCTCTAAGAATACACCAAGACTTTTATTTAATCTCCACCCAAAGATAAGGCCTGCACCGTAATCTATCCACTGCCTCCCTTCTGTGGTTTCAAAGTAAGAATACTCATCATTAGTCTTAAGGTGGTAAGGCATGACACTAGCCCAGCTATGCACCCAGAACTCTTTAGAGTATTTGTAGTAATCGTACCCAAGAACTAAAGAGTAGTTCCATACGCTAGGTAGCTCACTTCTTTTCCTAGCCACATAATCATTTATAACCTGAGGTATAATTACTTGCTCCCATACATCTACACTGTTCGCCACAAGCGTGCCGTCTGGATCGAAGTACTCTCCAGCCTGAACATCCACGGTGTATCCTTCTTGTAAAGCAAGGTTGGTATAGTGTATGTCATTATTAGGCAGTACCCATTGCTCTAATGGGTTATAACCATACGGCTCTGATATACGTTGAGCCATCCCAATATTAAAGCTAAGACGATTATTAATGTTTAATCTAAATCTTTCTGATCCTTCAAAGTATTCTACATCAGCAAAGCCATCTTGAAGATACTCAGCTTTAGCTATCCAGTTCTTTGCTACATATCGCAAGAAGTAATCTTGATCGAGAAAGTTTCTACCCTGCTGTCTACGCCAGTCAGCTTCAAATAAAAATTCAAAACCCTTAACCTTACCTATGTTTGCTGCATCACTGTAAGACTTTTCAGTTCCATCATAAAATACATTAGCTCTATTCTCGTATCCAAACCTAGCTATCTTGCGGACACCAGCTGTGATCGAGTAATCAAAAGGAGTTTCAATCACATTTGTTTGTAATCCATTTGTAACAGAGTATATGTTATCATCAGCAACAGAGTTACCACCACTAAAGGCAGTATAGAATGTAGCGAACTTAAACGCCTTCTTTAACGTTTGTGCACTAGCAGTACATGATGCTAATAAAAATACTAAAAGCATTATAGCAGCGTATAGAACTGCAGTAAAATCTAAGGGTTTATTTTTAGCCTCACCTCCTGTCATCACACTTCAAAACCAAAGTTCAAGATCATAAATCTAAATCTTGGACATGCATTTTTCTTTTTCTTATCGCATGCTGGGCATGGACAGAATGAAATCTCAAGTACGCTTACTGTACCTATTCTAAAATTTAACTCGTACTTTTCTTTCTTATTACCAGCATTCCAACTGTTAATCCAATTTACTTTCATGACTTAATAATTTTCTTTTTTATAATTCTAGAGTTGTATTGTATTACTACTTCGTACACACCGTTAGAAAGATGTGAGAGATCTATAGTTTTATTAGAAGTCTGTATAACAGATTGACCTAAATAGTTATACAAAGATATCACCGCTGTTGATGGGGCTTGTATATATAACAATCCGCTTGTTGGATTTGGGTATACATTATATACATCGTCTATATCGTATACACCTTGCGGCCAACCTTGCTCACAGTACGAGTAAAGATCTACGCATGTTTCATCCCAGCTAACCTCGCAGCAGTATGGATCGATGTCTATGATCCAAGCATAACAACCATCGTTTAACCAGTAAGGTTCGCCAGGTCCAGTGATACACCCTGCATCATACAAACAAGCTTCCTCATCAGGGGTGTTAGCTAACTCATTGTAATTAAAAGCATCAGGGTCCATGCAGTCAACCAATACTTCAATACACGAGCCATTATCTGTATTAGCCAATTCATCATAATTAAGGGCAGCAGGATCAGTACAACCGTAAATGTAAGGTATACAGCTAAAATCTTCTGTGTTAGCGGATGCGTTATAGTTAAGCATGCTAGGATCAGTGCAACCATAAATGTAAGGCTCACAGTTAGTAGGATCGTATTCGGCATTTGCAGCAGGATTATAGTTAAACATAGTGTTGTCAGTACATCCATAAACAAATGACTCGCATTCTCCATCATCAATGTTCGCATTAGGATTATAGTTGTAAGCTCCTGGATCCATACACCCATATATATAAGGTATACAGCTATCATCATCTACGTTTGCAGATGGTAGATAGTTATACGCTAGAGGATTCATACACCCTAGCACCACAGGCACACAACCCTCGTTGTCAACATTTGCTTCTTCGTTGTAGTTAAACGCATCTTGATCCATACAGCCAAAGACAGCTACTGTTTCACAACTACCATCATCATAATCAGCTTCGTAACCTTGAGTGTAATACTCTAAATATCCAGCTTGTGCACAGCCAGCTTGATAGTAGCAACTACCGTCCTCTGTATTAACAGCAGAGTCATAGTTCTGTGCAGCTTCATCTGTACATCCGTATGTGAAAGGTTCGCAGTAGTTACCGCATCTTAAATAAGGGGTATATACTTCATCAGGATCTATTGGATTTAACCAAGGATTAGTTCCCTTTTCAAATACGATGTTGCCGTTGGGGCCTATGAGTTTAAAACCACATTGTGATACGTCTGTGCTTGTGCCTCCTTCTCCAAAGAAGCTACCAAACTCTACTTCGTAAAACTTAAACTCTACATGTGTTTGAGAGCTTACTGTTATATCATAGAATGCTTGCTCATCTGTGCATGTAAATGCACCAATAGGCTCACCGTCCTGCACAACACCTAAGTAAGAGCCATCCCAGCCATCACCACCTCCATCAAATAACATAAGGGTGTATTCACACTCAGGAATGTAGTCCATAATATTTGCCTCTGGATCGTAATTAAATGCGTTTTCATTAAGACATCCTGGTACAGCAGGAGTTACACATAAACTAGAATCATTGTTTGTAGCAAGAGAGTTAAACTCTAAGTACTCTGGATCTAAGCATCCAAATGGTGGGTTTTCTGGAGGGCATGGGTTCAGTAAATTAGGTTCACTAATGGCTTCATATCCGTAGTCAGGATTCTGACCTTCGAATGGTAGTATACTGTATATCGTATTACCACATTCCGTATATACAAGAACGTCTCCATCTGTAAACCCTCCTGTTGTAGATCCTGCAAGTCCGTCTCCAAACGTGTCGTATATGTTAAATGTAAACTCTACTCCAAGTGGTATGCAGTATTCTGTTGTTACAGTAAGTCCTTCTGTTTGGTAAAAACCTATTTCCTCACTAGCCAATACTATCGGTATACTATCTGTAGTAACTATCTCCCAGCTCGTTTCCCACTGAGAATATGTGTCTGCAGTTATACTTACATAGACTTTTTGTGTAAATATATTACCACATTCTGATACCTCACCGTACTGACAAGACTCTCCAAACTCACTTTCTATGCCAGCAAAAGGATTGTAGTTTGTCGCTAAAGAATCTAAACACCCAATACCACAGTTAGGGTTTTCAATAATTAGTGTATCCATAACTTCACCAGGAGACTCTACTATAAAATAGTATTCATCATTTGACACGGGTGAAGACGGGACACCACCATAAAAAATACCATTAAACCACTGACCATATGGCACAAACTGTAGATTATCTAAGTCGTCACCCCTATAGAATCCAACTGGATTACATCCAGGCTCAGGTATAGTCCACATAACTTGCAATTGACCTTGGTTTGGGGCAAACGGAAAACAATCAATCTGACCTTGCAGACCTTGCACCCCACAAGCAATAGGAGGTAAGCTATCTATAGGTGGTATACTGTCTAACTGAGGTTTACTTAAACTATCAGTTAAAGAAAACGCAATTAAAAGTATGGTAATCAATAATTTACGAATCATTATTTAGATTTCTTTTCTATAGTTCTGCCTGCAAAGTAAGCACCGAAAGCAGTAAGCATAAGTAGTTCAAGCAAAGATACATAAGAGTCCTTTACGTTAAATGCAACATTGTCCATGCTGTCAATCATCATAGTGATCATAAACATAGCCATTAGACATATAAGAGTCACGGGACGTATCATCTTAGCCAGCTTTACGTCACTACCCATATCAGCTTTCCAGCGTTCAGTTACGTTTTCCTGGAATCTAACCTCTGCATCAATCTGACGCTGAGCTTCTTCTGAATCTACCTCTGGATCTTTATCAATAAGATTTTTTACAATCCCTAAACCTCCACTATCAGGCAGTAGATCTCCAACAACACCTAATACTTGTGGGGCTTTTTCTGCTAGCCAAGATCCTAGTTTTGTGTCTTTAATTTTTTTACTCATCACTTATATATTTCATCGTATAATTTATTGAATCTCATAATTTCAGTTCTTTCTAACTGCATGAGTTCTTCTATTTTTACCATTCTGTCTGCGTAATCTTTAATATCTTTAGCATCCCTCTTAGCTTTTCTTATAGCCTTGAGTCTTCTGTTTATAACCTTGATAGCTTCATATAACCTACCAACATTCTTATATCTATCAGGATCTTTTTCGAACTGCTTCTTTCTTATCTTTGGATCCTTAAGCTCTCTATATAACTGAGTTATTTCTTCCTCACGATCTTTATATTTCTGAAAGTCGTAATACTTTGATGGCTCTCCATATAGTTTACGCATAAGAGGCACGTCATTAAATGACACTCTAATATCGTTATCAACTGTAAGCTTTTGACCTACTCTGTAAGTAGTCTCTAAAGACCTATTAACAAATTGCACAGCACCTCCCCCAAAGTAATCAAGTATGTGCCAAACCTTGTCTGGATTTACATCTATTAGACCTGACTTCTCCTTACTGCCTCCAGTCACATCGTTTAAGAATTCAAAGAAATTCTCAACAGCTTTAGGAGATTTAAAACTCATACTAGACTCTGGTTTTACAACACCGAATGTGGATTGCTCTGCATACACTGGACCTCCAAAATAAGTTTCATTCACCATAATCTCAGCAAGAGGCTTGAGAGCTGTAGGAACAGCGGCTTTACCTAAGTAAGTGAAAAGATCTTTTGATTGTCCAAAACTTATCGGCGAGAATGAACTCATAATAGAGTTGGCTAAGAACATCATAGACTCATCAACTTCTTTGCCTCCTGCTGCTGTGTCTACTGCAGCCGTTCCTACATTAGCAAATACATTAAATCCGTATGGTAAAGGTATCTTAATATAGTTCTTTCCATCGAACATAAATATTAAGTTCCTTTCTTTAACATAGTCTGGAATCTTATCCCAATACAAAACTCCATCCTCATCTTCATCAGACATCCCTCTGCCAATCATAGCTAACATAGATGAGAATATTGTAAGACCTGCAGCCATCTTCTGACCAGCGCTAATTCTGTTTTTGTAATCTTGAGCCTTACCTAAGAACCCTTGTTTTCTTAATAGTTCTGTTTGAGAGTTAGGAGCTTTAAATCCTAACGATCTAATTACACGAGCACTACCTTGAACCGATGCATTAAAGAATAAGTAGATCGAGTTAGCAATCTGTCCATACTCTCCATGCTTGTTAAAGTTTACAGTAATATTCTTAGCAAAGACAGCAGCGTCTTGCCTGCTTATACCTGCTTCCCTTGCAGCGATGTATGAAGACAACCTAATAGAATCCTCGAAAGCTTCGTTGACTCCTTCCACAACATCAATAGTATTTTCTTTAACCTTACCTAGTATCTCTTGAGCTTTGGTCTTACCGCCAGTCTCTCTCTCTAACTCAGCTGCTATATCTTGCAATGGTTTTACGTACCCCCATCCAGTCTTACCACCATCATCTTTAAATTCTTGATAGTACTTAGCAAGCAAAGGGTTTTCTTCAAACAATCTCCCAAGACTATCTGGATTTGTTTCTTTCATTATAGCCTTAAGTGAAGGACCTACTAACTTAACCATATCTCCCATTACCTTCTTGCCAAGTATCTGCCCCCCTTGTATATCAGCTTCAGCAGCAGCGCTAAATAAAGCTGACTGTATATCCCTTGCGAAGTTTGATATAACGAACTCTGGGTTGAGCGTAGTAAATGATCTTCTTAACCAGTTGTTAGGAGCTCTCAACAGTCTAGTGAAGAATGTTGTTCTAGGTATGGTCATATTTTTAAGAGTAGCAGCATAGCTTGGATCTACAAATCTTAAATACTTTTGCTCACCCTTTACTCTTATTGGGACTACATTGTCTTTATCTACGTAATCAGCTTTGTTTACAATGCTCCAAACTTTTGAGTTAGGATTCTCTTTTATTAAATCGTGCAGCGACATAAGAGCCTCGTTCTTTCTAGCTTGCACAATAGTAGCGTTCGCTTGAGCTATAGTTTGCGCAAGAAGATTGTCAGCTCTTGTCTTTCTACCTTTAGCTTGTCTATTTATAGGTCCTTTGACCTGAAGTCCTGCACCTCCCGTTGGATGAGTAGTGGTTTTTGAGTCAGCTTCATCAACAGCCAATCCAGCTAGAGTTACATAATTTTTAAACTGATTCTCATACACATCCATGTTTTCTCTACTCTCCAACCCAAACTCTACTTGCATATCTCTAGTATCCTGCTGCATCTGTCTCACAAGTTTAACAACTTGATCTAGCTCAGCTTTTCTTTCAGGTGTCAAGCCGTCTAATATTTCTGCAGCATCATCAGTAGATAAACCACTACCGTTCTCTACACCCTCACGCTCTAGAATAAGGTCATTTCTTTCTTTAGCATGAAGAGCATATAGATAGTCAGTCATTTCACCTGAATTTATACCTAACTCATTCATCTTAGAGGTTATACCTTCTATCTTCTTCTCAAGTCTTTCTAAATCCTGAGCAGCCTTACCATACATAAGCTGCTCTACGCTTTTAAAGTCTTGATTACTTGCGACTCTTCTGCCTAAAAAGTTTTCTACATCCTCTTGAAGATTAAGTATATCACCAAACTTATCAACGAATCTTTTGTATGCTAAATTTTTAAATAATTGGAATGGAGTATACTGCCTCTGAACAAACTCACCTTCAGGTCGAACGCTAGAATCTGCCGTTGCAGCACGGCTAACAAGTGAGGTAACATCAAACACACTACGAGATCTAGATTCAAATGTATCTGTTTCTTCCTGTCTTGGTGGTCTTTGTATAGGCCCATTGTTGCTAAGCATAACGTCATTGTCGCTAGCTATCTCATCTCCGTAGTTTACATTTTGCCCCACCATATCCTCCGTGACAATCTCCTCATCTCCACTAATAGTATCTACAGGTAAATCAATAGTTTTCTTTACTCCGTCTTCTACATAATATAAATCGTTAACTCTAGATCCTTTTGGATCTTTTGACATCCAGTCCAACCACCTCTTCATATGAACTGTATCATTAAACTGAATAGACTTTCTGTTTCCGTTTTGATCAGTGTAGAAGAACTCTCGACCTCTCATTTGATCAAACAAGCTCCCGTCTCTTGACTCAAAGAAATCTGGTTCAATACCTGTAGGATCTAATGCATCTTCAAAGTTCTGTACCGCACGATCTGACTCTAACTGTTTTCTTTTTATCTCAGCATCTCTATCCTCTCTCTTAACTCTAGCAATAGTTTCTTGAGCAGACTCACCTGGTAGAGCTTCAATGTATCGTGTTCCTCTTGTTGTATATGTTGCCCCAGGAATTGTAACTTCAGGCTTACGTTTCTTTTTTGGCTTAGCTTCCTTTGTAAGATTAGCAGCTATTAATTTATCTAAAGCTTCTTTATAGGTTTTAGACTCTCTCATAGCTTTGTTAACCGCTCTATCTAATTCCTCACTACCTCTTTTATCTTTAGGTCCAGATACTTTTATATCAAAAGCATCATCATATAACATAGTAAAATGACGAGGCAAAATCGGAACATAGGGCATTCGAGCTCCCCTATATTCTGGGTCAGGGGTAGGAACAATGGTGGGTTTTCTTTTTGCCTTAGCTTCCTTTATAGGCTTCTGAGTTCTTTCTGAATTTTCAACTATATCTTTTTCTGCGCTGTAATCTTGAGGATTGCTAGCAACTTCAGTCTCCCTACCTTCAGTAGCCATCTTAAATTTCTCAGCAAACCTAAAGAAACTTTCATCACCCTTAATAAAGTTACCCCTAAACCCAAGTCTAGTTAACGCATTGTTTATAGTATCTCTAAGTACATCAATCCTTTTTCTACCCTTACCTTTTCTTGAAGCTTCACTAAATGATTCTGGACTAACAGTATACTGCTTGATAGCTTCAACAATAGTTTCTTCTCTACGCTTTGCTGGGTTGTAATCTGGGTATAGATCTTCAGTTATAAGTATCGCTCTTGCAAATGGGTTTCTTGTAGCTAGATTTTTTAAGTCTTCACTCTCTCTAAAATTTTCTGGTAGAACCACCAATCCATCTTCACCAATCTCTAAGCCAGCTTCCTCAGCAATCTCTTTATATACTCTTGATGCAAACGCAGAATCAGACTTAAGTAGAGTCCTGAACATAGCATGACCAAACTCTTCCATAACATCTTGTGACTTAGCCTTGGGTCCAATATGTATTGTCTTAGTTGAGGCATCGTACATCCCCAAAGAATCAGTACCCGTCGCCTCTTTCATTGACTCACTATCCAAATGCAGCTTTATATTCACCCCTAGCTTAGATAAAGCGTTGCCAAACGCATTCTTCATTCTTTCTATCTGAGAGATCACTGATAAAGGTATCTTTCCCTCTCCCTCTCCAATCCAGTCTTCATTAACATCAATAGGTTCAGTAGTAGAAACATCTACAGATCCTCGTGAAGAAACTTTCTTAGCTGCAGGAGATTTAGGTAACTTACCCCCAGTTTGAACCTCAACCTTCCCTCCCTGAATTTGTTCTCCATCTTTTAATATTGCTGGTTTTATTATTCTAGTAATAATACGATCTCCACCCTCTTCAACTACGTTGTTCAATCTAATATCTACAATATCTCCTTCATTAATTTTATCACCAGGTTTGAACCTCAACTCAAACCCTTGATCTTTTAACTCTGCTAGCGTCTTGTCTAATAAATCTTGCTGCTCTGTAGTTAGTTCCCCTCCCTGAAAAACATTATTTAAAATAGATGCAATAGCATCAAACTTACCTTCAGGAGTAGTGGCTTCTTCTAACGCTTTAAAAGCGTTGTTAAATTGTCTTTCTCCTCTTCTTTGTTTTTTCGCATCTGGTTTGACTTTTGGCTTTTGACTTATAGCATCTTGAATCATTTGATCAACCTCTGCATCAGTCATACCTAATGACTTAGCTAAATTTCTAGCTTGAGTAGTCATTCTTTTTACTGTACGTGCATGCTTTGTAGAATTTTCAGGATCGCTTGATATTCTCTCTGTTGCTCTGCTAATTGATGCTAGCTTGGAGTCTAGTTTTCTTTGTACTGCGTCATCAATATCTAAATCAGATTCATCTTTTTGAGTCTCCAAATTGTCATGCTCCTCAGCTTTTTTTCTTGACACATCTCTAGGCTCTGCAACAGTTTGATTGCCTTCAGCGTCACTAAACGAAGGGTTTGGTTTAGCTGACTTTCTGTTCTCTGAAGCTTTTTCAATAGCTGCCTTCTGCTCGTATAGTTTGTCGTATCTATCCTGTAAATTCTTTTTTCTTTTACTATCCTTCTCAGCATTTATCTCATCCCTAGTCAATGCCAACTCTCTGTGAAGAGTGTTAATCTGTCTCTTCTCACTATCGGTAAGCTTACTATACTCTTTTTCAGACATACCTTCAAGAGTGTTGAGCATAGTTTGATATGCTTTTTTTCTCGCCTTTAATCCAGCAACAACTTCAGGGTCTGATGTCATAGACATCTTCTGATCAATATCACTCATAGCTTGAGCTAGATCTCCTCTCCTTTTTTGAAACTTACTATGAGCCATGTAGCTAGATCCTGTGCTCATAGCTGTTAAAGGACCGCTACCAATCAAACCCAAAGTGCCAGCATCCATAATAGCATACCAATCAATCTGACTTGTCGGTCTACCAGCAATTCTATCTTGTATAACTCTAACACCCTGATCAATAGCTTCAATACCAGCTTCTTCTAAGAACTCTCCACCAACTGCCTTACCTCCTGACTGAAGTATCTGACGCTTAGTAATACCTTTTATACCTTCTCTCATAGCTTGCCTTCTACCAGCAGAAGTAACACCACCTAAAGCAGTAAAACCTTTTGATATTGCCATATCAGCAGCCCTAAACAAACGTCCCAATACGATTTCTGCAGCACCTACAGTAGACGCTAGAAATAGTTTCTCTGATTTAGATCGAGTAGGATCATCAAATACAGACTGATATGCACCACCAGCGCCACGCAATCCAAAAGCAGTATAACCTGCAGCTTCAGCAGAACCACCCATAACCATCCTCAGCGTGTTTTGCCTTCTTGCTTGCGTCCCTAAATAATATTTTAGTTTACTTTTTGCATACTGCTCAGCACCTTCTTCTAATGCCTCTTGAGCTCCTTTTCTTATAACAGCTCCACCACCTAAAGTTGCAGCACCAAGTATCACATCGCCAAAAATATCTTCAAAACCAGAAGCCACCTTTTTTCCTGCTAGTTCCCAATTACCTTCAGAAACGCTATCCCATATCCCCTTAGCTTGCTCTTCGTCATTCATATTATAACGAGATAAATTTCTTTGTCTTGTAGTTTCGTTAAGGAAAGTGGATATTACTTCAGCTTCTTTAAATTTTTGCTTTGCCTTTTCGTCATCACCAGTTTGATCTAAATACAATCCGTGTATTTGTTTCGGCATAACAGCTAGAGTCTGATTAGCAAAATTTCTAAACCCAACTTTTGAGTTTGCTAAGAATGTACCCCAAGCTTCTACATCATCTTCATAAAATTGCAATCCTGCTCTTCTGGCCGTTAAGTTATCTTCAAACGCTTGAGTTGATTGTTCCCCTTCATCGGATATTTTAAAAGCTTCTAACATAGCTTGACTCATATGTATATCACTGTCTGCATCATACTGCCAAGGAATATTCAACTCGTTACTTAATCCAGCTAGATTACCCATACTGATCTTAGCGTTACCTTTAGCTTGATCGTACTTTTTAGAAAGAAAATTATTTATATATTTAGTAGCTTCTGGATCGCCTTCTAAATATTTATTATAAATATCAGACCTCTTACCAGCAGTTAAAAGATCTATATTTTCACCAGTCATTACATCAAGTTCTCCTCTTTCTGCTTTAAAATATCCCAACTCATCTAGCGCAGTCTCTACGTCTTCTTGCTGATTGTTTTTTAAAGCAATCAAGCCATTAGTTGATAAGTTCATATTTAAACCATTTCCAACTAAAGCTTCATTCTCTTTATATAATCTAGCTAGCTCTGGAGTATCATACCCTTCTGGCCTAATATAAGCGTCAATTACATCATCTACGTTTTCAAACTCCATTGCAGCAACAGGATCTGCTACTGCTTCAGTTACTTCTGTAGATTGCGCAGGTGGATCTTCTCTTTGATTAAGCAAATCATTTAAAGCGTTCTGCCTCTCCATCATGTAAGCTTCAACTTTTGCCTGCTCAACTTTCATCCTGTCGTTGTCCTCCATTATCTCTCTACGCTGGATCTCATACTGAGCATTCATCGCCCCTAAAACATCACTTTTGCTCCTGCTTCCATCATGTGTCATCAACCCTAAGATATCATCAGGGCTGTAGTTTTTACTTCTGTAATAATCAAATAACTTAAAGTCATCTTCATACCCTGCATCTCTTGCCTCTACCATGGCAGCAGTTGAACTTGCAGAATCTGGTGGCTGGACAAGTTGAGGCCCACCTTCCATGCCTACAGTAGTAATATTGCTAGCTTGTACTGGCTCTGTATTTAGTTGCAGCGGATCTGTGTTATCAAATTCGTTTGCCATATTATACTAGCGTTTTGATGTATTCTTCAATTAAATCTCCTGTTGCATTAGTTCTTTTTACATTGCTTGACTTAACATCCCCAGCCTTCATTTTTGCTTCAAGAGCTTCTTCTCCGCCATAGTAATTCCTGTAATTATTTAAAACTTTTTCCCAGTCTTCTTTCTTTCCTGAAGCTATAGCAACCTTCAAAGATTCTAATGTTACTGGACCTGGAGTCATAAACTGAACATCAATTATACCTCTTTGAATTTCTATAGGTAAAGATTTAAATGCTTCTTCTCCGCCGACAGCACTGTAAAGAGGAGGTAAAAGAGCATCCATATGAAGAGCTGTAATAGTATTAAGCTCCTCTTGACTTAACCCCATAGATTCATTGGTAAGTAAACCTTGATCTTTTTGAATTGCCTCTAAAGCATCTGCCGCTTCTTTACCCGTCAACCCTTTAAGAGTGTCTAGTGCAGCCATGTCTTCTCCAGGTAAAAACTCTTTAAGTATTTCTAACTTACCTGAAGGATCGCCAGCGGTAGATCCTATATCTAAACCAGCTATAGTTACACCACTTCCAGTTGAATCAGGAACATTTATCTGAAGCTCAGGGCTGTAACCTTCATTTTTAACGGTATCACCCAAAAGTTCTAAAGCTGTGTCAGAGGGTTTTGGAGCGTCAGTTTTATCTTCCCCTGCAGCTTTAGGTTTAGCTTCAGTAACTCTTTTATTTATTTCTTTTTCTTGATCTGCACTAGGCGCACCAAAGAATACTTCAGCCATAGCTCGGTGTGCTGAATCAGCTGGAGGGAAACCATACTTATCAATAGCTGCCTTTAATTCGTTTTGATAATTAATGCTTTCTGGATTTAAGATGCCGAGTATTTTACTATTGTCTGGATTTCCTATAGGACTAGTCCATAAATATTTTTCAGTACTACCATCAGGAAGTGTATACTCCCCTTCATAATTAGCTAACGATTCCTCAACTCTACTAATTGCATCGTCAGTAACTTCTTTTTTAACTTCAGGATCTCTCTCTCGTGATTTTTTTTCTGCCTTTAATTCTTGTTTAGTTGGTTGAATAGGTTTTGACGTTATCTCTTGTGTTGTTTTTTTAGGAGATCCTATTCCAAAGAAGTCAAGTAAAATTTCACCTGCTCCTCTTGTTTCCTTTTCAGTCAATCCAGAACCCATAAATGGAGCTGATCCACCCATAGTAGCGCCACCACCAACTATTGGTACTATCTCAGTATCACCCTCTTCTTTCCTTCTTTTATTTGCATACTCTGCATTAATTCTAGATGCAGCATCATCTCCTGTAGTTAAGAAATCTTGAGAACCTTCTGCTGTAGCTCTTATCTCTCTAACCTTAGCATTCTTCTCACCTTCAGTTAAACTATTGTCAGACAGCACAGAGTTTATGGCTAAAGTTTGAAATCTGCTTAACTCATTGATAGGTTCTAAAGATTGATTCGTTATAGGATCCGTTGACTCAGCGAGAACTGGAGTGTTGTCAACAGTAAACCCAGCGTTAGCTAGAGCTTCATTAGAAGAAGCAGTACCCTTATCATCTTGTGCTCCCTCTGCTGGTATATCTTTTGCTGATGTAACCTCACCTTGATTAATTAGATACTGAGCTCTTTGCTGCTGTATAGCCCCACCAAACGGAGAGTTACTTATGTTTGCATTGACTTCTCTTGACAAAGGATTATCTGCATCAAGGTTAACCGTCATGTCTCCTGGAACCTCATCAACAGTCTGACTTCCAGAACCAAAATTAGCAGACTTCAGTGAAGGATCTATATCTCCTCTAAGCACTTTAGTATACTGTATCCTTGCTAGTCTTTCACCGTTAGGCCCTACACCATATTCTACAATGTTATACCCTGACTCTACATTAGGTATGTTATCAGTAAGCGGAACGTTTATTTGATTCTCCTCAGCTATTGATGTCATCGTATACTCACCGCCAACTTGAACGTCATCTTCCGTAGCAATCCTGCCACCTTCTAATTCCTGACCCACAGAAATGGTTGGTAGATTTCTAACTGTAGTGGCTGTTACTGCTGGAGGTGGAGTTTCTACAAAGTTGTAACTAGCATACGAAGCCACCCCTGCTTGTGTTATCTGCTTAAAAACTTCTGGATCCATATCACCATAATTACCCTTAACATAGCTCTCTAAATCCTGTTGTTTAAATCCATTCTCCCCCACCTGCTCTTGTAATGTAGCGACAACAGACTCTCTAAACTCTAAATCTTCACTTTGATTTCCAGAGTACTGTTCAAATAATTTACCTACAATATAATCGTTCTGTGCTTTTGGATCTAAAGTATTAAAGGCAACCTGCTTACCATCAACCTCAACCATATCACCTTGAGCAGCAGATGCTAATACATTAAACCTTTGTTGAACTTTTGTATCTTGAACCACATCTATGAGCTTAGGTATAGGTTCTTGTATTGTATCTTTTTTAAAGTTTGCAGGGTTTGCATAAGTCGATGCTTCAAAAGCGCTTATTGGCTCTTGATTAACAGGTTGTCCTTCAGCATCAAGCTCAAACCCCATCGGCTCCCCTTTAGCGTTGTATTCACCATTCCACTGAAAGTAATTATTATGCATGTTTACTGCATTGTCATAAGATGCTGGAGAGTCATTGTCGTACATAGCCACACCACTGCCATCTCCGTAAGGGTTGGTTCTTACCCTATCATCTGCCGCAGTGTAACTGCTATTTTTCTTAGTGTTTTTAGCATCTTTAACATCTCCAACATAGTGACCGTTGAATTTTTGATACAAGCCATTTAGTGCGTTAATCTTATTTGCAGCTTCTAATGAGCTATACTCAGCGCCTTCGTATTGACCCACCCCATTTATGTAGTCCTTAGTGTCTTGGATTCTATCCTCCATGACTTCAGAATACATTGGGTTTTGCGCAAAAGCTCCTGCATTAAAACCAGACAGTGTGTTTATATTAGCAATCTGCGCTCTCTCTTGGGCATCCTTACGCTGTCTTTCAAATCTCAGCGCTTGCCTTTTATCTTGTATACTTCTTGCAGTGGCTGTCTGAAACCTCTTTAAAGCGTCTTGATATCCGTTAGCCATTATCCTTGAAATCTTTGCTCTGTCGCTATCTCATCCATAAAGATTTCGTACAAAGCGTTTTTATCTCCTGCTCGTGCCGCCGCCATAAGTTCATCAAATATGTAGTCTGGTATGATAGCCTCGCTACCAGTAACGTGCATCTCATCACCATCAGAATCTAGCGCTGGTGTTCCATCCTCATGCGATATAATAAGATTCAGTACATCATGATCATGTGGGCCTGGAGTAATACCCCCATGCTTAAACCCACGCATTCTACTACCATCTCTGTTTTGTCTAGTCCCTGTGCCTGTGCGTGCATTTAGAGCGCCAGCTTGAGGATTTATCAAACTTTCCAGATTTAAGAATTGAGTACCAAACTCAAGGTTTTGAGCTATATCAGATTCTAACTGACCAACAGTTTCTTGAGCTTCCTGCGCTAGCTTAGCTTTCTCAAGATTTGCAAGTTGATTTTGCATTGCTGTGGTAGACTGCATGTTCAATCTATTTTGCATTCGATCGTTCTGTGATAGCGCAGATGCAACAGCTGCATCTCTTTTCTCTCTACCTGCAGCTACTGCTTCAGAAGCGGCTTCTGGAGACATCCCGCTGTCTATCAGTGTAGCTAACGTGCTGGCATCTTCAGCTTCAGACTCTTCAGCATCTTTAATAACTTTATCCAAGCCTAGTCTACTAATCTCTGGTTGAATAGCTGCAGCTTCAAGCAATGTTTCTTGACTTTCAACTCCAGCTTTAGCTAAATCTATTTTAGCTTGCTGTAAATCGTCAAGAGCACTGACTCCTCTCAACCCCTGAAATGCAGAAAGATATCCTAGCGCACCCGTTTTCCCTTCCCCAGGACGAAACATACCTGATAAAGTTTCCCCCAATGTCATCTGCTTTCTCGTTCTTGGACTATAAATGCCTCGTTTAAATTGTGTTGCTCTTCTTAGTCTCATACTTGCAAAAATACTAAATTATCTACTATGATCCAACGTAGTGGGTTCGTAGTCTAGGTTTACTATATCTAATTCAAAATCACCATTTAGATTTACAGTGACATCTGCGTAGTTTCCTCTTGCTGTCTCACCATCAACGGTCCCTGGAGTTACTGCATACAAGGTTATAGGTGAAGCAGAAGCTGCTATATTTATTCCTGCTAAATATGCGGAAATATTATTGCTAGATCCTCCATATTCACTTAAAAGTAACAGTAAATCAGGGACATTTACAACACCATCATTGTTTAAATCTGCTGCAGAATCCGTAACATCTTCTCCAAAAGCTACAAGAAATTCTAACAAATCTCCAACAGTTACTTCCCCATCTTGATTAAGATCCGCTAAAGAAGTAACGTTTTGTGAACCTGGATCTACAGCAACAAATAAACCATCTAAAGACAACTTCCCTGATGTTGACACAGGTCCACTAGCTTCTATGTTCGTATCTGTATAGGCAGTAACATCATTCCAAACTTTTGTTGTTTTTCTTAACGTTACTCTATTTGGAGAGTTGTCTATACCAAATCCATAACTTTGAAAAGGCGCACTAACATTAGAAAAAGAAACACCCTGTTCAAGAGCTACTGATGGATCTAAAGTATACTTTGTTCTAGCAGAAGAAGTTTGATAGTTGGAGAAGAAATCTACATGCAGGAAAATGCGATTAGAAGTAGCTGCACTATCAACAGATGCCGAAGCATTGTATTGATTAGCTAAATAACCCTGACCTGCATCTTCTAATGTAGCAAGAGAGTCCTGGTCATTAATAACATTGCTTATATTCTTGCCTGAATATAGGTTAAGACTTTGTAGTTCAGGATAATAAATTTGATAAGCCCCTCTTAAAATGCCTATCGGCTTAACATTAGCTCTAGATACTTGAGTATTCCTACCTATGTTGGCGTGAAGAGATGGTCCTTTTTCTGTAAAATTAAAAATATTAGTAGGCCTAAGTTGAGTTGGATTTTTAGTATCATTGGCTCTAAACCCTACGCTAGTTACCTGATCATTAGATAAAGATCCTTCAATAGATAAATTCTTATATATCTTATTAGCACTTACACTTTGATTAAACGTAAAAGATATTGACGAAGGATAAACCTGACCATAATAACTACACTTTACAGAGTCTGGATTATGTCTCCATAGTTGAAGGTTATATTGATTCTGAGCACCTTCTTGCGGAAGCAATGTTAAATTAGGTGTAAAAAAATCTCTATTTAAGGTAGAGTAATTATTAGGACGAAAAGAATACCTAGTTACCCAATACTTATTGTTATTTTTAAAAGCAAATGTACTCATCTATTAATCATTTGGGCGTTTGTTATAACACTCCGCTGTTGCCAGAGTTTGTAAAATTATCATCATCATTTTCTGGTTGTTGAATACCGTCTATGTTTGGATTATAATCATGATCTGGATTTGGATTGTTTATATCCCAGTCATCGCCATTATAGGTTTGATTGTTACAATCACTGTAAGGAGAGTTTTGTGTTTGCGCACATTGATATATACAGCAGCCTAAGTAATAATAATATAGGTCACTCTCAGGCAGCACATCTGGAAGTTCTCCACAGCCAAAACAATCTTGTGATGGAACAGCATAAATGTTGTAATCACAACCGTCAGAAGTTTGCTGATTACCTAGTGCATTTATCAAACTTTGAAGTTCATCTTCATTGTCCACTCTAAAAACTTCATTGCCTTGTGGATTTACTATAGTTGGAAGAATATTTGCAAGATATGGAAATGCGGATACATTAACATTCGTTAATCCTAGCCCCTCACAGTCTGCATAAACAGCAGCTTCATCATTTCCTAAGCAGTAAGTAAATTGAAAATTAACAGGCTGTATACACTCACAGTTTGGTGGGATACCTATAAAACCTTCTGGACAATCGCCTTCAAGTCCAGATCCAGGACCTAAATCATCAGACAGGAGTGTAAATACAGGAGCTCCTGCACACGGCTCTGAAGCTGTGTTGTCATAATTTAACGCATTTGGATCTGTGCAACCTACATAATTGCAATCGAGAGCGCCAGTGTATAAAGAATAATCAACTTGAGTATGCCAAGGCTCTCCATTTATAATGTAGCCATTTCCAGCTTGGTACTCTTCATAATCAAATAAACCACCTGGTCCGCCGCCTCCAGTAGCATTCTCCCATATATCATAGATATCAACAACTACATTGTTGATCAATTGATTTGGAGGAACGTTAAAGTCAGTCTGACCTGTGTAACCAGTAGGGCCTTCAGTATAAACAGCAACTAAGTAATTAAAAGCACTTTGCGTAAAAGTGTCTTCTTCAAATACCCACTCATTACCTCCGTTAAGTTCAATAGGAGGCAGTGGATACCCACCTTCAATAACCCATACAAAATCCAACCCTATAGAGTTGATAGCACCACCTGAAAGAATAGTACTCCCTTCTACAGGACCATATATTTGATTTGGAGTTTCTGGAGGCACAGCTCCTGCACCATCAAAAATAAAATCATATAAGTCTACCGCATCACTAAATGTAAATATACCATCAGGAACTATAGAGAATGCATCTAGAATACATGGTTGGAAGTATCTACACACGCAGTCTTCGTAGTTTGGAGCGTCATATAGATCACCCGTAACAGGTTCTTCAACAGTTGTAAATGTGTCTGGAGAATTATTATCACACTCGTGCGTAGCTTGTGGATTGTAGTTTATTGCTCCAGGCTGCATACACCCCATATACACACAGCTACCGTCTTCAATAGTAGCATCATTATCAAAATTACCTGCACTAGGATCTGCACACCCTTCTATAGCTTCTTCTGCACCGCCAAAAATATCTTCACCTGGATCTGCAATAGGATCTCCAATATCATTGACATCAAGAATACTGCCTTCCACAGGTATATAACTTAATGTTTTGATAGTTATTAAGAACTCATCATTTAGCGGATCGTAACCTGTAGGTATATAAACTTTAGAATTTAAATTAATGACAGCCTCAAATGCATCATAGAAAGCTGACTTCATACCTATAGATGAGATAACCTCAATACCTCCACTGCTTAATCTGTACACCTCTCTATTGTCCTTAGAAGCAAAATATATAAAACCTCCAGCTTGCAACACAGACTCTGGATTGCCTGAGGCTCCATAATCTCCAGCAAAGAAAGCTTGTATACCTATAACCTCAGTGTTTTGAGTTAAGCTATTTGAGCCATCTGCTGTGCTAAGAATAGATCTCTCTACAGGCACTGAGCTTGTTTTGTTTTCTTGAATAACAACCAATGAGTCAGAATTGTTTACAAGCGAGTCGATCCTACCAAACTCTCCAGGTAGATCTTTAAAGTTTCCTCTAACAGCGTTGAATGAAGAAAATCTATTCTTGGTTTTGTTGAAGATGTGTTTATCTGAGTAAATAATAGAAGACTTGTTTTGTTTTTCCCCAAAGTCTACATCTATAATATTAGGTTTACCTCTACTAATGCTGTCGTTATCAGCAAACGTATCGTTAAATGCTCGTGTCTCTAGATAATAATTCTGAAATCTAGGGGTACTGCCTAACTCATCATTGTCTTTGGTGTACTTAATTAAGTTTCCAAAGGTGTTAAAGTCTTCGCTGTCATCATCTTCAACAAACTCAGGAACAGCAAGAGGCACTCTTCTAAACCAAACGTCACCTCTTTCCATTTTAACTGGATTTGTTTTAAAGTATCTACCCTCGTCATTTTTACCTATATCATAAACTCTGCTTGTTTCATAATATAAACGCTCTTCATCTTCAGCAGCTTCTTTGGTAGGTGAGTATATCTCTACAACACATATATTATTCCAGTAATGTTGATTTGTAGATCTACGATTCTCACCGTTCTTTACATCACTATAAGTAAATCCAGATGCAAAAGGATTATTCTTAAGAACTAAGAACTGTCCAGACTTAAAGTCTGACATAATCTCTGACTCATCGCTATCTCCAAAAGCTCTTCTTAAAGGATTGTCTACGGCAAACTTAGATAAGTTCTCTACCCCTACAATTTCAAACTCGTAATCAGTAGGGAATATTCTTTCCCCATTGTTTGGAAGGCCAGAAGTATCATCATCAAAAGAAGTGTAGTAAGATATAATTCTTAACTTATCCCCTGGCTTATGAGTGTATAACTGCTTAGCTCCTTGTGGTGTTACAGCTCCAAAAGCTTCTGCGTAAGATACATCTTTGTTTTGTTGCAGGTAGTTTAGAGATACATATATATTAGTGCTAGCTTCATCAGCTTCTTCGTCATTGCTAGTTGCAACGCACGCACCTCCAGTTGTGTATTGTATAAATCTTGACTTAGTTACGTTACCTCCGTAAACTACTTGATAATGAAATGCCCAATCTGGAATATCTGCACTAAGATCTAAATTAACAACAGCTCTACCTCTATTACTTCTTTCGTCATAACCTTGTATATATACAGAACTTCCTAACTCTTGACCTTCATCATCAACGTACTTTAATGGGTTGACCTTACCAGCTCTACCTCTTTCATCATAAAAAACAATACCGAATGCATGATTGGCTCTAGTTTTAAATGATCTACCACCAGAGCGAATTTCTTCAGCCAATATTGTGCCACCACCAACGTCAATCAACTCTGGCGCTGGCGCTGAATAACGGAAGTGTTCTTGAAAGTTTATAGTCCAGTCATGATTTTCATTTTGTGCGTCATCTGGATCTAATATATTTTGACCCCCATTTGGCACTGTTATGTCTGGATCTAATGGCGTTGCAGTATATAGAGCAGTTGTAAACTTAGGAAAGTTTACGGGAAACGGGAAGGTATCGCCAATAGGATCTTGTGCGTTCCATCTATACCCTTGTTTTACTCCACTATTGTCGCTTAATTTTATATAATTAAACTGACCTAAAAATGGCATCATGCAGTCTTGGCCAAAGAAATTAAAGTAAGCGTCATACCTGTCGTGTAAAATACTATGACTATTATTTAAGGGTGTGTCCAAATCAAGATTAGGTTTTACACCGCTTTTAATTTTACTAGGCAGTACTGTATCTCTTGGACCTATGTAACCTACCATCAACATCATACCATTCACAGTGCCCATAGTTAGCGCTGAACCTTTATCATATCTTAATCTAGCCTCACCTCCATCTGGCGCAGATCCAATACCTCCTGCTCCATCTAAAATTGTAAATCCTCTATTGTAGCTAGAAAGCGAAAATCCATTATTACTATCAATACCATTTGTATCAAAAACATTTCCGTCAACATCCGAAAACCAGTTATTACCTGTATCCAACCATCCTATTATTCTAGATCTTGCGTTGTAATAATTTGATTCATGATTAATGCCTATGTTGACTGTATTGTACGCATTACCTGAAATACAAGGTAGAAAGCCATCACCCCCAACACTTATTCTTCTGTTATGCCTAAAGTGAAGTTTTTTGCTTTGAGAAAAAAGCACATTACTCTCCGATGTTCCTATACCTAAACCCGTAGCGTTAAATGCTAACAGCTCAGTGTTTATATAACTCCAACTAAGAACAGCTGTATTTTTTAAATCTCCATTGTTTGTTACAGCTGGATTTAGCTGATCAAAAGCAAAATAAAGTTCATTAACAGTAGCGTCAGCAAAAACAGGATTAGTATCTATCATCTCCTGAGTAACTATATTTGGACCGTTTAAATACCTTGCATAATCTGTATCTATATCTGTAAATAAAAATCTAGGCACGTCATTCCTAACCATAAACTCTTTTGAATAGCAGTACCAAGAGCTTATCACTAAAGTTTGAAGCTGCCATACTGTAGCGTCTCTTAACCCCCAGTTTTTCTCTTCATTAAAACCACCTACACCTTGGTTGTACCAATTTATTGTATCTTCTGGTCCTCTTTTTTTATCGTTTTCTGGATTCAACTGCATAGCTTTATCTCTCCAAAGTTCTCCATCTATAAATGGAACACATGTCTGTGTTTCAACATCAGTTAAAGATGTTAAATCGAGTTGCAAAACTCCATATGTATGATCCGCTTCTATGTCATTCCTACTTCTTAAAGCAAACGTAGGTCTTGCTTTATTTACAATAAAATAACCGCATGGCGGTAAATACTTAAGATCACTACTAGAAGCATCTTCATTAATAATGTTACCGTTTCCAACAGCAACAATAAGATGTTTTCTGTCATCTCCGCTTGTAGCTACATTAATAATATGCGCCCCGTCTTCAGCTTCAGCAGTCGTAGTGGAAGCGTCTCCTCCAATCAAACCCTCATCAATAGCATAACTAAATTCATTTATAACATTCAGGGTTTCAAAGTAATCTGTATCTCCATTCTCATCATAGAATACTCCTGTAAATGGAGCTCCCGTAAGAGATCTTTGAATATAGTCTCTAAGTCTAGCTTTGTATGAGGGCCCAGAAAGATTTCTAGTAACTTTAATAGACACACTAAATAAAAGCGGTTTACCCCTTAATATAAAAGGATTAGCTGCTGAGGTCCCATAGACTCCAGGAACTTCAGGAGAACCCATTGTGGTATTACTTTGAGAGGCAACAGTTCTCCACGTTCCAGCTAAACCTACCCCACTGTTTCTACCCCATATTGTGTTTAACTGAAGATTACTATTGCCATTTGATCTAGATCTACTAGAACCAAAATCACCTGGCTCACCTTCTACAGGACCCACGCCATTTATACCATCTGAAGCTAAGTTTGGTGAAATTTGATAAGGCAGAATATCGTTGTCATCGTTTGTCGGGTCAGGATCTAAATTTGACGCTGTGAGATTACCCATATGTCTAGATCCATGAAAAGCCCCTTGCGCATTGTAGATATGCCAGTTTCTTTTAGGTCTAATGGTAATTGTAATATCTATTAGAGAGTTGTCAGACAAACCAATAGATTCATCTGGAAAGTCATCTACGTCAAAATATATACCAGCTCTACGATTGTTTACAATAGAGGGATCTTGATATAGAAGATCTATTGTAGGCCTTATGTTTATATCTAACGTTTTAAAATCTTCTGGTCTTGATTCGTATGTAACTGTAGCTACTGCCTCTACATCTATGTTGTCATAGCCAGATAAGTAGTTCCCATACATAATTCTGTTAGACGCAGACGCTTGAGCGCCAGCTACCCTAGGTGTTGAATCAAATGGCTTCTGCGCTTCGTTCTTAGAAAAACCTTTCTTTACTCTATCGTTTCTAAAATTATAGTTAATGAAGCAGTTCCCATCATCATCTAAATTGAGAGCACCAGCTTTTGTATTTGTTATAGTATCAATCTCCGAGAACATGCCTCTGTTCCCCTCTCTCATAAGAATCCTAATCTTGTTTACATTCTTAGGTGCATACCTAACTAAGTAGTCAGATGGTGTATCTCCAACAGGACTCTCTTCAGTATCGAATACACCTTTAGCAATAGGTATTCTTAATTTAAGAACATTTGTTGTAGTAAGATCTGCTGATGCTTTTGCACCTTGCTGTATGTATGCTGGAGGTACAATAATATCAGAGTATGTAGATAAAGATGACTCTTCTCCAGTATCATAAAGATATTGATATGCAAATTGCATACCTGATATACCCTCAAAATTTGATACTCTACTTTCTGGATCATTTTCAAAGAATCCTTTTATCGGATGTATTGGAGTTTTAGGACAAGCATGTATAAAGTCTTGAACATCAAACAACTCATATCTTTGATTTACAGGCACAAAAGTATCCGTGCCTTCCGTTAAGGCATTGTTGATCTGATCTTCAGTAAACCCTATAGCATCAGCGATGTAACTCCTGTTAAGGTTTCTTATGTTTTCGTAAGCTCTAAGAACGTTTATTTTTCTAGGCTCGTTAACACCGTCTGTAAAATACAATACTGGATCAACATCATAATTAACACCACCTACTGTATGATTCTTCGACAAAACCACAACGTCTGCTTTAACAAATCCATCTGACGGAAACTTAAATAACGATGAGTTGTATATTTTTTTTATAAGCTGTGTTCCAGGTAAGAACATATCAGGATCGTACGCCCAAACACCCTGTTCTTTAGCATCACTAGACCACACAAAATAATAGATAACATTATTCTGATCGTCTAGCACAGACCCTAAAATTCTTCTTTGATTTTCGTTTTGAGGTAAGTGTTGAAATTCAGATATAGCTGAGTTACCATAAGCTGCTTTAATAACACCCACATTACCGCCTGCATCGTCCTCCCCATAATCTGAGGAAGCATTGATGTTTAAGGCATCAGACATTTCTTCTGGTCCTCTAACTCTTGAATCTTTTGATGAGTTGAGTACTCTGGGTCTTTTCTTTTCAATCATTAGTACTTAGGTGCTAACTTGAAGTTCTTTCTAATCGTGTTAAGAGCTTGCTCTTTAGAGAAGTTGCTAAGTCTAATCCTAGCTTTTCTTCTTTCGTTATAGTATTCTGCTCTTGCTCGTTGTTTTTCTCCAGCAGGCACGCTACTCTTACGCTCTACTATCTTGTAGTATACGTAAGATCTTAACGCCTCTTCAGCATATACATGGACTACAGGATCTGAAGATCGTGCAGCATCAGATATATATTCAAGAACAACTTCTGTAACTCCAGCCTCACTGTCTATTTCAATTCTATTTTGATCATAGTTGATTCTATAGTTACCCCTCAACTTACCCCCACCAAGTCCATACAATCTACCTAGCCCCCCTTGATACAAATAGTTTTCAAAAATATAAAAATCTAAGTCATCGTTGTTGCCGTCAGATACTGTTGAAGTTTGATCATCCTCACGGTCATTTATATTGTTATCAGTAAGAACTCTTCTATTCCCAGTATTTGTAAAATCATCAGTACCTATGTCTGACGACTCTGATGTAGACAATGGATCTACAAGCTTTTGAGAGATGTTAATATTTTTATTTTCTGCGAATGCTCTTACCACGCCATTATCATCAACAACACCTAGCTTTACAATATCTACAAAGTCATCAGGCAAAGTAACAGTATTATTTGATGCATGCACAGACCTCTTTATTGATCTAACTCTAGGTTGTACATCAAAACCAAATTCTCTAATACCCCTAAGAGCAAAGTTCCGTATAGCATAATCACTGGCTGAGCTAGCGTAATCATCCTCATCCATAGTTATCTTATAGTCAACCAACATCTCCCTTAGAGATATGTAGTTAAATCCTTCGTTATGACTTTCTCTAGGTGTACCCATTAGTCTTGTGGTTTATTCATTAACAGAGGATCTTTTAATCTGATTCCAATATACATAGCTATTGTCTCTACCAGCTCAGTCTTATAATGTTCTGGTAAATCAAAATCTCTACAGTTTATAGGATCAGCTATATCTTGAGCTTGTTCAGCATAAGAAGGTTCACTTGAAAAATCTATATCTCCAGCATTAACTTCATTAAACCCTACGACATACAAGCTCCTCGGTTGTCTATAATAAGATAAAGTCATGAGATTAAGCACGGCATCATTCTTTGGAAATATCTCTATATCCTTGCCAATTAAAGCTACAGGGAAGTTAACTGTAGGTCTAGATAAATTACTGAATGATATACGCTCCATGTCGTCGTCGTTGTATACAAGCTCACAAGACACTCTATTGCGAGGGCTTGTTATAGATATAATCCTTGCTAAATCAGCAGGCTTTTGAAATACTAACGACAAGTTTGCATCATCAACAGAGTCTGAGAAATGCACACCTCCATCTTGCTCTCTATACCCTACAATACCATCATCATAATCTTCTAATCTTATCTTTCTTATATATCTAGATAAGTCCTCTTTTATATACTTGTTAGCAGAAAACTCTCTACTCCCGTCAGTTTGATTTATCCTAACACCCTTAGCTGTAGCCACGGCAGAAAAGAATGATCCAAATATCTTCTTCTGTGCCAATCCAGCAAAAGTATTAAACACCGAAGGAGTCACAAAACCTCTCTGATCTCTATTGCAGTATTCTACTACAGATCTATATGTTTCAATCACACTGATCATATAGCAAATATACAAAAAGAAAAAGCCGCCTCTGAGGGCGGCTCTTTGCTTAAGCTAGCTTCTCTAACCTCTCTTCTAAAGAGGAAAGAACTGCAGATCCTTTCTCTGTTAAACAGAATCGAATCATTACATCCATTGGATCTTGACCGACTGGCACAGAAACAATCATAGACTTAGAGTCAAACCAAGAGCATCTATCTTCTTTAACCTCAATGATTTGATAATCTTTTGCTTGTTGAACAATAGATCTTGCTGTAACAGAAGGAGAGTCAAATGATTCAATAAAATCTTGAGGCTTTGACTTTGCAATACGAAGTAGATTAAATCTAATCTCCGATGAGGGCTTGTTGATGTTTACATTAAAATACAAAGCTATTGGTAATAGATCGTTAATGTCTTTGTCTCTTACCATTGCTACTGCTTCAGATACTTTAAACTCTTTCTCTAACTCATCAGAAGCATCCTTCTTCTTGTCAACCTTTCTAAATATGTGACCACCATTAGCGGTATTCATAGGGTGAGACTCCAAGAACTTTCTAAGATTTGGTTTTTCTTTTGGCACGAATAATTTACCTTCTCTAAAAGCAACTGACTCTTTGATAGCGTTGTCACTCTGCTCGTCTACATAAATAGAGGGTTCATTAGGGCAATACCTAATCTCTCTTACAGTGTCGTTCTCTGAATCAAAAATCGTTACGCCTTTCTGTGGTAGCATATAAACTACACCAGCACGAGAAGGTATTTCAAACTCTACGTGAGTAGAAGAATCTTCTTTTCTTTTAATGATGTTTTTCTTTTTAGGTTTAGAAGCAGTAACCTCCACAACTGGAGATTCAATTGTCGCATTCTCTACCTGAGCTTTTGGGCGCTCTGGAGCCCTTCTTGTTTGTTTTGTCATAACAATTAAATTAAATTATTTTATATAAATCAAATAGGTCTCTACAAAGCTGTGCAGCGTTGTCTGTACCTATGTCTCTTTCGATAACTCCAAATCTAGCCAAGTGCCCTGAAAAAACAATAGCAGCTGCCGTAGTAAAGTCTTTTACAGTGCCTAAATTCTCTATAAGCAAAGCACCGTCTGTTAATCCGTCAGTCAAAGTAGTAAACTTTTTATCATCATTTATAGTTTTTGCTGGAATAAAACCTATAACATCACCATCTCTATTGTGAAGAAACATATTAAACTTTTTGTCTCTCCTTATAATAAATACATCTGGACCACCCATGTCGTCTATTACTCCCTCTGCTTCTAAGAAACTTGGCCATCTAAACGATATAGTCCCTTTCTCTTTTGTATCTGTCTGAGTAGTTGCAGGCGCTCCCAGTCTAGTGCTATGCCTTACTGAAAATGAATATGGTTTTCTAGCTTTCGCTAAAGTAGCTTCATTAAGTTCTCCTGCAGGTGGATGAATACCTCCAAAGCCTATAGTTTCTCCAGCAACGTCCCCATACAGTACCATTGGATTTGAGCTAGCTTTATTTCCTCTGTACTCACCAATAACGCAATATAAAGTGTAGTCACCTTTTGTTGAAAATGAAGGGACATCAAACGATTCAGTGTTTGCTATGTTTGCAGATTTCTTACCTATACCGCTTGTAGAAGATGCGGTCTCACATGATGGTGTTGTTGTGCCTAATCTAGTTATGTTAAAAGCAGCTCCTTTAGTCCCGTCATTCCTCCATTTAGTAATCGTATCACCATCCGCAAAAGAAGCTAATCCTTCATGATTAACATCAAAAGAAGGTAAGTTTTCTTCGGCAAGAAAATCTATTTCTGCTATAGTTGTTTTAGTAACAAACTTGCCACTCTTAACATCATACTTGTCTGCAACTCCAGTGCTTATTTTTTTAGTTTGAAGATTTACAGCTCTTGTCCCAATCTTTGCCTCAATACTTTCTGGTTTTGACAGCTCTGCTAGTTTAAATGTAGACTTATCATCAATAACATCAAACTTCATTATCGTTCTCTGTTTCTCTCCAGATATAAAGTTTACTATATCTTCCACAAACTTTAACTCCTGCCCCTCAGGACAACCTATGGTTACTGAAGACTTTTGAATAAAGTCACCTTCAAGAAGATTTACGTTTTCATATACTGTAGCATTATTAAATGCAATAAATATCTTACCCTTCTCTGCAGAAAGATATGCAATCTTATCTGCTGATACAGCAAATACGCTCATACCAACCCCTGAATCAGAAGATGTTATGCTAGATTCTGTTACTTCCTCTTTTCGAAAAACGAAATACTTATTCATTAAACTAAATTATATACAAATATACAAAACATATTACGCATGATCAGCCTGCACTGTAAAGTCAGACACAGCTGTGATGTCAGGAATAATGTAGTCTGACTCTACATCATCAGCAACAACAATAAAGTCATCTTTACTTTTTGCAAAAGCAAGACATAATTCACGCATAGCACTTTTCTGAGCGTTTGTAGATACAGTGATTGTTACGCTATCGTTCTTACCAAACGCTGCATCATCATGAGATGAAAAGCTATTGTGCTTCTGAGCAAAGAACAGAGTTATTGTTGTATCTGACACAGACTCCATACCTCTGAACGAGGAAAGAGGGTATACGTTTGATCCATCTGCTGCATCATCGTCGTTAGCAAGTGTGGCATCACCACGGAAATAAAGGTACTTCTCGGCCATATGCAAATATACGGAAAAGAAAAAGGCCCCCGAAGGAGCCTTTCTTAATCCGTAATTGAGTGTTACGCTAAAGTAGGAACGCTACCTACAGCGTCAACAACCAAGTGACCAACCACAGACCAACGACCGTCAGCCATGCAGAAAAAGTCAATGTAGCTACCAATGTTTGTGTCGTCCACAACTGTGATTGCTACAGTAGTGTTTGCAATCGCAACTACGTCACCATCACCAGCAGCGTTACCTTCTTGAGAAGTAAAAATATTACCTTCAAATGTGTCAGATCCTGCACAAGTAAAAACTCTGTTGTTAGTAGCTTGCTCAACAGACCAAAACGCTCTAAAAGCAGATCCTTTTGTTGCGCTTGGCATTGTCACAACTCTTGAAGAAGTTGCATCGGCATTACAGTTTAAGTAGCGAGTTCCTGCATCGACAGTTACTGCTGCATCACCTGCATCTTGAACAGCCTTTTCTTTAAGCTGACCATCAAGATCAATGGTTTGAACGCCAACCTTTTTGACTAGCATTTCATCTATATGTCCCATAATAATTTTTTTTTATCGTATTTAGTAAAAAGTTAAAATGCAAAGAGGGCCGAAGCCCTATTCGCTTTATTCAAAAATTCTGTAAACAAAAGTTAACTCAAACTTTCCAGCTGCAGTAACAGCTGTACTTGAAGTAAACTTCGCAAAAATTGGCGTGTTAACAGTAACTAACGCAGAGGCAGTTTCAGAACTAGCATTTCCAGTCGCAAGACCTTGCGATGTAAAAGTGCTACCTGTAGAGTTAGTTAAATCAAAAATTGTTCCGACAGGAAGTGTAGTTCCTCCATCAAGTATATTATCGCTACCTCCAGCGTCTGCTACAATATTGTCTGGATCGTCACTTTCTGTTCCGATCTCACACATAATGTTACCTGACGCAATAGTAGGAGCAGCAATAACTCTTAAAAAGATTTTATCAATGATGCTATTAGCTGGCTGAATAGTCCCAACAATAGGGCCTCCTCCTTCAACTAATACTTCATCACTAACAATCTTATTAGCAACTACAACAGATCCTGGTGATACTTTAGTATTTCCCATGTTTTCTTAAGTTTTAATAGTTAGACAATTAACGATTAACCCTTAATCAACACGTGTTGGTTAGCAGCACGAACGCAAAGAGCAATTTCTGAACGGTAGTGGAATACTGCTTGGTCAGTTCCAAGGTCTCCATTGTTAGTGTGACCTAGAACTCCACCACCAGTTACCCAGTGCTCCATCTCACGGCTGTATCCGTTAGCTTCTTTGTAGTGCATAGAAAGAGCTGGAACAGAAGCGCCACTACGTGCGTCGTTCACAGTTCTTAGTGGCACCATTGCGCCTTGGATAAAGTTAGTAGATGATGCTCCTAATAACGTAGGATCGTTAAGAAGTCTCCAGTCATGCTTATGGAAAGTGTATCCTCCACGAGTGAATGATTTAAATCCAAGCTGAACCGCCATGTCTGGGCTGTTCTGGAATGCACCGAACTGTCCTGGTAAACCAGCAGTTACACCAGTAGCAATACCAGATGCAAGCATGTCGTCGATAGCTAGGTCTTGCTTTCTGTTTACGTACATAGCGTACTCAGAAGGTGCACCCTGCTTATCTAGCTCTAGGATGATATCATCAAACTCAGAGAAGCTATCCATAGGGTTAGAGCTTGCGCTGCTAACTAGGATACCACGATCTTCAACAGCTGCGAAGTAACCTTCAGATCCAGCCAATGTATTGTCTAGAGCTGTAGTTGATCCAGCACCATCACGCTTCTCACCGAAAAGCATCATAAGCTCTCTCTTGTCCTCGAAACGAGCACGAGCTTCTTGTTCTCCGTACATAAACCAACGGTAGTCTCCGCCACCTAAGTTTACGTAACCTACGTTTGTAGCTTGAGATCCATTTACCTCGTAACGATCTTTAACGATCATGTATGGGTTAGTGTATCTCACGATACCTGGATCTGTAAACCCTGTAGGCTGGTTAGTGCCTTGAGCGTACATGTTACCAAGTACTACGAACTTACCTCCTGAGTTAACGTAATCTGTTCCAGCTGAACCCACCGCAGTGTCGTCAAGCTTTACAAGCACAACGTTAGAAGGTGAAGAAGTGCTAGTTGTTGCACCACCAGCTTGAACGATGTAACGTGTTCCAGTTTCAGCACACATTACTACATCGCTCTTCTGAACGTTTGCAGCAAACTTAGCTCCTTCAGTAGTTGAAGCACTAATAGTAAGGTTTGTGTTGTTATCAGTAAAGTCAGTTGACGAGTAGTCAAATGCTCTGTGACGACGACCTTCCTCCCACCAGTCAATCTGGTCTGAAGAACCTCCGCTATTAATAGCTCCAGTAAGCTTTAAGAACCCAGTGATTCCTTGCTCACCATATGTTTTTACCAAATCAGGCATCACGTCTTCACGTGTAGCCTTGATTAATTCGTCAATAGTTGTATATGAGTCGGGCGTTAATTTAAAGCCACGGCTCAGAAGCGTATTCTTTACTGTCTTATCCGCAACGCTAAGAGTAGCATCAATTTGCGGTAGATCACCAGAACCCGCTGTTCTATCTGTTCCAATAGTAGCCATTGTTTCTTAGTTTTTATAGTTTAAATGAGAGACCACTTGTTGATCTCTTAAGTATCTGTTTCACCTGATCAGCTAATGGGTTATTGTTTTCCATACCTGTTCGTTGTGGTGAAGCAGTAGAAATGTTGGCAGCTTGCGTTACTACATTCTTTTGACCATCACTCATACCTTGTCGATATGCTGATGAAACAATCTTGTCAATGTTATCATTAACAGCGAACATAGACGAAAGGCCATCATAGTCCCATTCTCCGTCATCTTTTACAAAGCGATCAAAGAATGTTTCTAAATTCGCTTGAGTGTCTTTTAATTTAGAACGATAGTTCTCATCTAGTCCAAACTGAAAAGTCTTTCCATCTGCAACATCAAACTCTAGAGCCTGCAGCGAATCAACTTCTTGCGTCATAGTTGAAATCCAATCGTCATCAATAAATGAATCAAGCGTAGGATCTGTGGTTGTTTCAGGTACGAGATATCTATCTCTCATAGAAGAGATGTCTGCTCGTGCCTTCTCAGCCTCGATCTTTAAATTGAGCTTTGCGATATTGATTTCATCCTCTGTAGCGAGGGCTTCATCAACAACATACTTACTCTTTAGCAACAAGTTAACTTCATCCACATTAAGATTTGGATAATCTGTAGCGAGCTTTACTTTAACGGCAGTCAAGTCATCCATGTTAGTTGGATCCATCGACTGATAAGCAAACCAATCCCTTGGAGAACGCCCTGTCTCTTTTACGAAATTAGCTATCGCTGCTACGCCATCGTCAAGCTCAACTTGTTGAGGTTCAGGAGAAAGATCGTCAAAAGATTCTACTTGCCTCCCTAGCTTTTCACTAAGGTATTGAAGCGTCATAGAGTCTAAGTCAAGCTCTTCCTCTTGTTGTATATTAGGTGCTTGAGCCGTAGATTGCTCTTGTGGCTCACTCACCATAGGTGAATCCACAACTGGAGCCTCATCCATTTGAGGTGTTTCTGGCTGTGGTTGTTCAATTTCTTGTTGTTCAGGCTGAGCAGTTTGTTGTTCGTCAGCCTGCATCATTTCTTCGGGAGTATCGAATATTTCGATGCCCCCGACACTTTCCATCTTTTCTTCTTCCATTATATTATATTTTAAATTTCAATTATAGAGTTTCTACAGGGAATGTAGATGGACCCCAGTAAGCAATAATCTTACCACTAGCAATATCTATAGTATCCCACTCCCCATAAATAGTAAGACCTTTAGGGAAGGTAGTTGAAGTAGTGACAAAATCACCCTTTCCGTCGTAGTCGGTATCAGTGCCATCAGTACCAAAAGAACCACTTTTGACTCCGTTGTCAACAGCTTCTAGTTGCGTAAAAGTCACATCTTCTAGCATTGTAATTGCAACAAACACAAAGCCTGAAGGGCAAGTTAGGTCCTGTCCAGTTGTATCTAAATGAGCTGATCCATACTGACCAAAAGCCATTTGATTTGCATTTCCTGGATTTGTAAGTCTAGCCATATCTTTTTATTTATTAACTACCTCCGTACTGGTTAGTAGAGTTATCATTTCCGTATACTCCATATTCAACAATCTGATCTACTAGTGTCCCATATACTTCATACTTCTTCGCTGGATTAAGTGGAATAAATGCAAATTCACCACCACCTATTTTGGCAACTTCTCCAGTGTCAGTATCATTATGAAGGTATATGTAATTCTCTAGTTCTGTAGCAAGATTTTTAATATATAAGTAAGCTCTGTCGCTGCATTGATTAGCAACATATACACATAAATCATCAGTATCAGCTGCAGTACCTTTTATTTTTGCTCGTATCAAATTGCCTGAATCCACAGACAAAACAGAGTCGACCCCAAGGTTAATTGGAGAAGACATAACACTTGTGCTACTTAAAGATAATGTAACTCTTACGCTAGCCATTAAGCTTCGTAGATTACTAAGAATTCAACAGTCATGTTAACAGCGGACGTATCGATGTCTATGTCGTTCTCTCCGTCATAAGGCATGAATAAAAAATCGCCCCCATAAAGGAATCCAATAGAAGTATTAGATCCACCAATCTCAACCTTAATAAATTCAGAGTTACTGGTTGAAGTATTTTTAATATATACCTTGTGAGCTTTTCCTGCAGTGTAATCTGCAGCAGCAATAAGAGTTGTGTTAGCCTGAGTAGAGGCAAAGAACTTACGAGCAACGCCCGTAGTTTGATCTAATCCAGTAGCGCTATCAGCTTTCGTAAGCGTTGCTGTTGAGCTAAGAGAAAGAGCATCACCAGTTAAATCAGCGCTCGTTAATGTTAATGTTGCGGTTGTAGTTGCCATTTTGAATATTGTTTATGTGCAAATATAAGTATTATTTCTTTTTCTTTTTTTTCTTGAGCTTGTATCTAGATACCCTACCTTTAGTTCTTTTTTCTTTGGCAGCTCTAGCTTTTTCTGCAGGCGTTAGTTCGGACCAAGTAGCAGGTGTATCTTTTGACACACGAACTGTAGGGCGGAAGGTTCTATCCTTTCCGCTATACCCTTTTTTACCGCGTGGGGTTCTCCATTTTTCTTTGAACCACCTCTTAAGAGCTAAACCTTTTTTAGTCTTTCGAACTCTAGGCATTACTTTTTACTACTGTTGCCGTAATTAGCAGCACCCATTTTTCTACACTTAGCTATCCTACCACTAGCATATGCGCTAGGAAATACCTTCTCATTACGCTTTACTTTGTAATAGCAGGCATCTTTTACGGTATCTGATTTACCGCCTTTCTTATATTCTTTCTTTAGCTTCATTATTTCTTTAGATGATCTGCCATCTTAAACTTAGCTTTAGCTACTGCCCCAGGATGTGGTTTGTAATCTCCTTTCATGAGGTAATACCTACCACCTTCCTCCATCCAGTGAAAACCTTTTGGTGGATCAATCTCCTTAGACTTATTTAAAATGGAGAAATTTTTTGTCTTCTTTTTTTTTACTGTTTTCATCTTAACAATTCCACTTTCGTAGTGCTTTATTTATTCTAGAGTTTGGATCCCTAGCAGTCTTAGCGCTGGTTAATCGTTTTTTCATTCCTTTCATTCTGGCACAAAAAGACTTTCTGCGCTTAGCCGCTTTACTACCTTTCTTTAACTTTGATGGCTTAGTTGTAACAGCTGTTTTTAATTTACTGCCTGGATTTGCTGCACGATAACGCCTAACGCCTTTGGCGGTAAGACCGCCAGACTTTGACTTGTCTCCGCTTTTAACGGAAAACTTTTTAGGCATTTTAGCTTTTCTTTTCTTTACTCTAGGCATAATTAATTAAGAACAACTTGATAGGTAGTTGGCGTGGTTAAAGATACAGAATAAGCAGTAACGCTAGACAACTCAACAATGTATGCTGCAGGTTCATTAAAAGTTATTGTGTACGTAGTAATCGCCATTATTACCTATCGTCAATCTTAGTCACATCACCTATAACAGTGATTAATCCTTTTAGTAAAGTAGTGTCTACACCAGAAGAGGTTCCAGTGGTATTAAATTGAAGTTCGTAATTATAGTTTCCTGCGGAAATAGTTTTCATTACCTCTGAATCAATAGTTATAGATATCAAACCAGTATTAGCTGTTTGATCTGCATCAGCTGCAATAACTATATTTCCGTTTGTAACTCTTTGAAGTGAAGCATCAGTGGTGTTTGTAGTTGATATTTCTAACACCCTTCCAGTTCTATTAATCTTGTAAACCTGCATGTAAAAAGCATAATTAGTTACATTAATAGCAACTCCTGCAGATGTCTTTAACGTGAAGCTAAACGAGAATGTATCACCTTGCCTACAGGTAATATCTAAATCTTGTGCTACATCTAAATTTATTTGTGCCATCTTACATTTGATTTAAAACATTTTGATTATCATTAGAGGCATCTAATAGTCCAGCTTCTCCTTCTTTCTGAGCTATAAGCTGACTTTGTAGTTCAGCTTGTTGATCAACTCTAGAGTTTTTTCCATCTTCTTTAAGAACCTCAAGCTTCTCTCTAAATTCTTGATCGTCAGATCTTATACCTAGCATAGCTTGAGCCTTAATTAACTCTATCTCTTTTCTAGCGGCAAGTTTAATTTGTTCTAACTGCATATCAGCTTGAGCTTTAGCTTGAATCTTTTGTAGATCTAACTGAGCTTCTAATTGAAGTTCCTGTTGTTTAGCTTGTGATGCTGCTTGAGCTGCTTTACTAGCTTGCTGAGCTTGCATCTCTGAGTTTTGTTTAGCAATTTTTTGCTGCTGCTTTTGACGATTCTTTCTTTTTACTATCAAAAGTCTTTCAGCTTGCTTGACATCTTTCATATCTCTAATAAGAAGAACATCCTCAAGATCAATTTCTTTCTGTGCTAATGCAACCTGAATGCTTTGTTCTAAATACTGCTTATCTTCAGTCTCCATCTCTTTAACTACTGTCACTCCGAAGTTAAACATAGGTAGAGTCCTAAATGAATTTAGAGCTTGCATGTTCTCTTTACCAATAGCGTTTTCATATGCTTGACTAATAACAGACCCCTCTGGTATAATTTGTAAACACTTAACAATATCATTACAAACCTTTTTATACAGAATCATCGAAGCATTAGTAACATCATATATAGCATTATTTCCTGCAGCTATAGCTTGCTGTCTTACACCTACAAGAGCATCACCTTTTGGTGAGCTAGCATCCATCGCTTCGTTAATACCTGTAGCGTCTCTTATTAATTTTAGGTAGTGATTATATAAAGTCACTAACTCATTAATATTTCTAATTGAGTTACCGATTTCTCTTACAGGTGGAGCTTGAGCACCGCCTTCTGGATTCTTGCTTCTGTAATAGAATACACCAGTTTGTTCGTATATGTCATGAAGATCAAGAGGTTGTAGCTCTCCACCCTTGCCGAGCTGTACATTTTCTAATCCTTCAATATCAATAATTAAGCCATCAGGTTTTGCCTTAGCTATTGCCTGCTGAAGCTTAAGATGAGTAATTTGAAGCATATCAGCAAATCCAATACAGCTGTCAACCATCGATTTAGGCACAAGCTTGTTGATGTTTGTAGCAACTACGGAATAAGATAACTCAGCTTTTGTAATGTCATGGATGTTCTTAGGTATGTTATTCTTCTTGCCATACCCAAAAATATAATCAGTCCCCATAATGTACGTACCACCATACACACAAGTGATATTCATGCAATCAGGATTTGAAGAGAACACACTATTTTCTTTAGGGGAAAAGCCTTGATAGAAATAATTTACATTCCCAAACTTGTTTTCCTTTTCTTGAAAGTGCATAGTATCTACAGACAAGAATTCAAAATCCATAATATCTATAGTGTATTCATCATACTCATAGATACTCTTGTCAGCCATATCATCATAAGTAGATGCTTGAGGGTATGCAGAGTTGCCACGAGCCTTCTTAGATATTTTGTGAAAGTCTTCTTCACTAAGCTCATTACCAACAAGTCTTTTTAATTCCCCAATAGATACTGTTCTAATATGACCAGCATACATCATATCATCAAACGATGGATCTTCTGTATAGCTATGAATAAACTTAGTTGGATCTACATAGTTAATTTTTATACCCTGATTTGGATCGTTCGATCTTTTTACTACAGCCATACCCAAAGCAACAAGATCATTTACACACCTTCTAAAAGTTCCGTCATTAAAGTTATTCCAGGTGAGTGTAAGGTTTGTTCCTATCTGCGCCGAGACCTCGGCATCAGTCTTTACATTAGAGTCTAAGAATATTTCAGCTTCCTCCATAGTCTCTGGTAGCTTATCAGGATCTTCACCTAACATTAAACCACCAGTATCTTCCTTCAATTTTTTTAACTGATCTCTTAACTCTACTTGATTTTTAATCCTTCTTTTTTGTTTGTTTTTTTCAGATGATGAGAATGGATCTACTGCCTCTAAATTAGGATAAGGATTCTTTGATAAAATTTTATTTACTATAATTCTTACAAACTTAGGCAGTATCGGCACTGGAGTATAATCTAAATTCATAAGACTACCATCACCAGAGTTTGGATCAAGACTATTGAGTAATCTTTTATAAATAGAGGTGTCTTGTATGCCTAACGCATACTTTCTATTTCTGTCAAAAAGCTTTCTTCTTTTCTTCTGAATTGCATTCCTGTCTCCCGAACCACGCCACTGAGCTTCAATAGCTTTAGCGTATTTCAAACCATATCTGTTGTCTACCTTTTTCTCAACAGGGGCAAGTGGATCTGGAAATGATTGATTGCTTTTGGAATTGCTGTACATCTATATTCTTTATTCATGCAAATATAAGAAATCATCCGATCACTTTATATCTTCTAAAAAACTTGCTTTCAGCAAAGTTACTAATTTTTTTAGGTTTAGTTTTTTGTGCTGCTAAGAGAGCTAAACCTGAAGATATAGTAAGGTCAAATTTCGTTCTATTGTTTATTTTAAAACCTATCCAATCCTCAAGAGTTTTGTTAAAATACATCTTTCCTATCGAACCATCATCTCTATTAATCCCCACATGATCATGAATGTAAGCTTCAATAGCTTGAGCGTGCGATTGTATCACATCTTGAGAGTTTGAGGGTATGCCTTTTGTTTTGACTTTTATAGAAGAAGATGAGGATTTTAAATGAGCAGGCCTATCCATTAGATAACCATCATAACCTCTTGATTCAAAGTATCTTGCAATACCGTACTTATTGTTTTCAATTAACACGGGATAACCGTAGAATACAGCTGCCATCAACACATCTTCATAAAACATTTTGGCAAGTGGAGGACGAGATGCGTACTCTAAAACAAACATGTTTGACGGATGTTCAATATGAAACTTATTATAAAGATGCAGTGCGCCCTTAGACCCTCGGCCATCTACTGTCTCATCAAGATCATATGAATCGACCCCACCTACTCCAACATCTATATTCCCTGGGATACGTTTACCTCTTTCCATCTTTACAGAATTACGAATCTCTGCGGGAGGCATCCATGTAATTCTAAACCTGCCATTTGGATCTGGAGAAAACACAACATGACTATCTTGCTGTCCATCTTTCCATAAAAAGTTTCCAGTAACAATAGGGTTAGGAAACAAATCATCATTATGTTGAATCTGTTCGTATATCTTACCAACATTAAATATACTTCCATCAATACTGTCTCTAAAAGCTTCGTCTTCAGTAAACGGAAACTGTCTAGTAACTTCATTGAGTTCTGAAGGATCATGCTTTAAACTATCTCTTTCATTCTTGAGATACGTCTTAGCTCCCTGTAGTATGGTGTCGTCATCAATACCTTGTAAAGGTTGTTCAGGATCATCTATGACTGGATGACCATATTGATCAAAGAAACCTTCTAAAGATTCGTACGCTGGTATGAACAGTCTGTACAGCCCAGATATCGTTCTACCATTCGCATTCCTCTCCGTAGGATTCGAATCCCTCCATAGTTCCTTGTACTCCTTTCCCCCTTTGTCCATCGGGTTTACGGTGCTTCCTACTAGAGCCTTTCCCACGATTTTTCTTCCGACGATCAAACAAGTCCTCTGGATCCTCCAAGCGTCTCTTATGTCTGTAGGTCTTTCCCATTTTCCTGCTTCGTCTAAATATAATATATGTAGTTTCTCACCAT